AGGGTCTAATTGTGAGCCATCAATAAAATGCATTTCTGCCATATAGCCATCATAATTACTTCCACCATTTTGGTCTGCACTTATATTATGTAAAACAGTATTATTTATAAATCCATCATTATTTAAACTTGGATAAACTTCTGCACTAAAACTTGTAACTCTTTCTCCATTAACATAAAGTTTTACTCTGTTTGATGCAGTAGATTGAGTTGTGTCTTTTGCTAACACAATGTGATACCATGCTGAAGCATCTCTGAATTTTTGGTTTGTTTGTATATTAGTTACTGGAGAAGTAGTATCACTGGCATATTTAATAGTTGAATGAGTAGAACCTGCTGCAGTTTCAATTCTTATAAATTCTGACAGACCAGTTGCAGAAGAGCCATGATGTAATAATGGCATACCAGGACCATAGTTTGCTGGTTGGTTACCTCTTTTAAACCAAAAACTATATGTCCAAGTTTTTCTATTACTAGCACTACTAGGTGTTCTTCGCATAAATGCTGGACCATCGTCATCAAAACGAATAGATTGTTCTATTTCATAAACACTAGCTGCTCCTTGAGAAGCTGCTCCCATTAATAAATTATTTTGAAATACTGACATTAAACTTTCCTATTTTTAGTTTTCTTTTTTTGTTGCTCAATAAATTTTCTATAAATAATTCCACTAAGATGTACTTACATTTAAAGTTGCTATTGCATGTACGTTTGCAGAGGCAAAAACTATATAATCAATTCTATCTGTTTGCCCTGCAGTTGTTGTTAATGTTGGAGCAGTTGCTCCTGAAAATTTATAATTAGCTGCAAAAGATAATGTTCTACTTCCTGTGCCATCTTGTATCACAAAGATACTTCCTGTCTGTCCTGCTACACAATTTGTTGGATTAGATAATGTTCTATTACCACCTAACTGAACTGCAAAATTTTGACCTGCATTTAAATTTACTGCTATATTTGTACCATCAGTTAAACTTACAATGTCAGCAACTGCTGCTGTACCTATATGTAACTGTTTACCTAATAATGCATCAACACCAATTGCTACTGCACTTGTATATACATCAGTAGCAGATAAGATACCTGTTAATGTACCACCTGATAATGGTAACCTTGCAGCTACATCAACTTTATTTACTGAAGTTAATGCTGATACTGCAGCAATTACTGTATTGCTATTTGCAATAGACGTAGCCATTGTTGCAGATACTGCCTGTAATTCTGCATCTGTAGCAAACCCTGTGCCATTACCTATTATTGAATTAATTGAAGTTATCTTAGCAAGATTAACTCCAGTCAGAACTGACACTGCAGCTATGACTGTGTTGCTATTTGCTATAGATGTAGCCATTGTAGCAGACACTGCTTGTAGTTCAGCATCTGTTGCAAATCCAGAACCATTCCCTATTACTGAATTTATAGATGTAATCTTAGCTAAGTTAACTGATGTTAAAACTGAGACTGCTGCAATAACTGTATTACTATTACCTATAGACGTGGCTAAAGCTGCTGACGTTGCTGCTAAAACTGTATTTGTATTACCTATTGAAGTTGCAAGTGCTCCTGAAACTGTTGCTATCTTACTATTGACAGAAGTAATAGCTGCTACATTAGTTGCAACCCCTGCTTTATTTACTGAGGTTAATGCTGATACTGCTGCTACAACTGAATTTACTGAAGTTATCGCAGCTACGTTAGTAGCAATGTCAGCTTTGTTTACTGAAGTTAAAGCTGATACTGCAGCAATTTGTGCACCTGTTGGTACTGCTGTTCCAGCTACAAAAACATTTGTAGATGCATAAACATTTGCAGCAGATACATTGCCTGAGAATGTTGCTGCTGTACCACTAACAGGTATTGAAAATCTTGCAATACCTTGAGGAACTACTAATCCTGTTGAAACTGAAACTGTACCAAATGATTGATTAGGACTTATAAGAACTGTACCACTTACAGGTATAGAGGTTGAAGTTGTACCATTAACTGTAATACCTATTCCAGTACCTGCAGTTATACGTTTAACAGTTCCACCTTCTGCTGAAGGTACATTAGTTAATTGAGAACCATCTCCTGCAAAACCTGCTGCTGAAACTACTCCTGTAAATGTACCTGTTGTTCCCTCAAGAACTGAACAGGCAACTGTTGTTGCTGCAAAGGTTGCAATACTTCCTGTTTGTAGTGTAGCATCACCACCTGCAATTGAAACTGAAGCTGCTTTCATTACTGAAGTATTAACAGATACTGCAGTAAACGTACCAACACTTACTGCTGATACATTTATACTTCCTGTTACTTCTAATGTTGAACATGAAACTGTTGTAGCTCCTAAAGACTTAGTAGCAACTGCACTTGTTAATGCGATACCAGTATTACTAGCAACACCATTTGCATTTGTAATTGTAATATTAGGACCTGCAGAAAATGTTCTATTATAAATATTTGTACCTGATACAACAAGATAACCTACACCACCTGAAATATCTGAGATAGCATTTATAGCAGATACTGTTGCTGTAAGGTTTACACCACCTATTGCAAAAGTTCCATTAACATTTAAAGTTGAGTTTGAAAGTTGAAGAGGAGTATTAGAATTATCTCCAGATTGAATTGTTTGTAAGGATGTTGTAATACCTGAGTTTGCAGATACATTAACCTGCATTAATCTTTTATAGGTATTTGATATTTGTGTTCCAGTTAAATCAGGCATTGTTATTATTCACCATATTCCAAAATTGTGTTGTCGCTTCCCATTTAGTATTCTGATTTTCCCAATCAGTCATAGCTTCAGAAGGAGAAGGTCTAGGGTCTCTTATTGCAGGGTTATCACTTACATCAGGTGCTCTATTCTGTGGATGATTTTTTTCATCATAAGCTCCATCAAAATCTGTAGGACAAACTATAAGTCCATAACTGTTTCTTTTCATAGAACTATGAGGATATACAAATCCACATATATCACAAACTGCTAAAGCTTTTCTACCTGTTGCCATTATATACTACTTATACGTGGAGTAATATATAAAGATGCCCTTTCTTTATCCTCAGTCATAGCAAAAGCTAATCGTTCTTCATATTCTTTTTTTAAAAAAGATGCCCTTGCTTCAGTTATTCCTGGTCTTTTTAATGACATATAATAAGCAAGTCCAGTTGTAAGTGAAGGTAAAAATCTTCTAGGCATATCTGCATTTTGTACTGCTGACTTTGTTACGTCTTGCATGTAATCAATCTTTTCAATTTTTAATTTATCAGTGTTCTGGTCTGATAGTGCCCACATATATAACTCAACATTATCTGCTAATCTTTTAATTGCATACTGTGAAGGTCTACCTGTCTGTCCTTTGTTAGGAAGAATTAAGTATTGTTCATAAGATATACGAGTTAAATTTAAATCTGTATTATCTCTATTAATTACAACTTGCATAACATCACTAATGTTATTACCTAAATTAATAGCAGTTGTACTTGCAGCAATACTTACGATTGTAGTATTGGTAGTCCAAAGACATACACCTCTATTTTGCCAATCATTTAAAATTAAATTAATAGAACGTCTGGCACTTCTAGGTTCTTCACCTAAAGTAATCTCACCACCAATCATCTCAGTAGCTTCCTGTATAATATCACCTATCTCTAAGTTAAAATTATAAGTACCTGACGTTGAATTTGTTGTCATTTATTTAACCTTTTCTTGCAGCACCATAGCCACGATAACTTTTACAGCTCCCAACTCTGCCACCAGATTTTAATTTTTTAAGTTTTTTTACTTCTCCACCTTTAGCTGTTGGTGGTACATATTTAAATTTTTCTTTTATATTTTTTTTAGCTTTTATTAAATCTATATTAGCTGCATCCTCTATTATATCATTTACTATTTTTTTATTTTCTTTTTTTTCTTTACGTATTGTTTTTCTTTTTCCTTGTAATTTAGGAGTTGTATCTCTATTTAATTTTAAAATTAATTTATCATATCCTTCCTTAGTTTTTTTAGCAGATGAGTTTAACCATCTTTTTACTTCAGGAATTGTATTAGCTAATTTACGAGCATTTTGTAAATATTTTATCATAGTTATTTATTTCTTTTAGGAGGCACTCCACCAGAGATTAAACCACCAGTTTTATATTTTTTAACTTTACCACCAGTTTTTCTTACTGATATATTTTTTAAATAAGGTTCTTGAAAGACTTCATTACCAGTTTTACTTTTACTAATTCTATCAGCATCTTCTAAATTCACATTTCTTTTTCTTTTATTTTTAGCAATAGCTAATTTTTTTTTAAGAGGTTGATATGCTTTTCCTAATTGTGTTTTATTATTTTCTGCTTGTTTAAATAAATCAAATATTTTTTTACCAGTATATTTATTAGCAATAGCAGATGCTGTCATTGATACTGCTTTACCTAATATACCAGGTAGTTTTATTTTAGGTGTTTTGTTGTCTGCCATTTATTTCTCCTTTGTTAATTAATTATTAGGTGTTCTAGCTTTACCATAACCACGAGTACTACGAAGTGTACCTCCTACTTTTCTCTTTACAATATTCATTCCATCACCTGCTTCATCTTGAAGTTTTAAAAGTTGTTTATTAATTCCTTCTGAAGTAAAATCTTTTGCAGTAGGTTGTTGTTTAGGTGTTACTCTATTAAGCATATTTACTTCTCTATTCCTACCTCTCATTCTATCTGTTAAATCAAATAAAGGTTTTCTTGGTCTATCTTTATTTGCTTGTATTTTCTTTAACTTAACTGGAGGAGTCACATCTTTTTTATAAACTTTTTTTAAAACATCTTTAATTTCTTTTTTAGTTTTACCTGCAAAGTCTTTTAATTTACTCATAGATTTTATAACATCATCTTTTTCTATTTTAGATAATTTATTAAATCCTATTGTAACATATTTTTTAGCTGCTTTTATTGCTTTAACTTTAGACATTATTTACTCCTTTTGTTTAGGGTACCACCCATATATTTTTTAATAGCTTTTTCATTTTCTTTTTCTTTACGTTTTATTTCTTTTAATTCTTTATTAGTAAATAAAGTTGCTCTACCTGCTTCTTTAGGCATTATAGCTTCAAAAGCAACTGCTCCAGGACTAAGTAAACCTTTACCTATAGTTTTAAAAAATGTTTTAAGTTTACTTTTTTTCTTTACACCAGGTTTATTTATCTGTTGAGATATATCACTTCTCATTATTGCCATTACGTTTTATCCTTATACAAACTACTAATAAATGAAGTACCACTATTTAATCTACCACCAACTTTTTTATTTACAGTTTTTTTAACTTTTTTTAAATCATCTAATTGATTTTTAGAAAGAAGAACTCCTCTTTTAAGTTTGTTTTTAATTTTATTTTTAACAGTATCACCACTTAGTTCAGCTAGTTCCATAGCATCTTTTTCATTTATTATCCCATCTTTATGTAATTTTAGAATACTGTTTGCACTTTTTTTTGTTTCTTTTAAATTACTAAACTTACTTTCTTTAGTAATATTATCAGCTTCTTTTTTATTTTTTAATTTTTTAATAAATTTATCATATAATTTTTTAGAACCTTTTTTAACTATTATTGTCATTACGTTTTATCCTTATACAAACTACTAATAAATGAAGTACCACTATTTAATCTACCACCAGATTTTTTTTTAATAAGAGGTCCAGTAAACTTAGACTTTTTATTTTTTACTTTTTTAACCATTGCATTTGTTACATCACCAATTCCTTTAAGAGATTTTGCAGAAATTAATTTATTTAATATTTTACCTTTTACACCCATTCTTTTTGTTAAAAAACCTGCCATTTTTGAAGCTTTAGTATGTAGTTTTTTAAGTTTATTTTTCGTATTAATTTTATCTTTTATTTTTTTATTTTTATCTTTAATAATAGATTTATCGTCTTCATCTAATTTTATTTTTAAAATTTTTTTTGTTTTAACTAATTTCTTTCTAGCTTCTAATCTATCAGAACCACGAGTATCATGATTATTTGCTCTGCTATATTGTTCATCCATATAACCTGATAAATCTTGTGGTTTAACATTATCACCATTAATATTATATTTATCTTTTTTTAAAAATAAATCTAGTTGTACTGGTTGCTTTTTTTTTGTCATTAGTTACTCCTGTCTATAATTGTATCATCTCCACCTGCTGGACTTGATGGAGCAGTCATATCATCTCTTCTAAATCTTCTGGCTCTATTTCTTAAAATATTAATAGAAGATTGATACCTTTGTTCAAAGAGAGGAACTATCTCAAAGTTCTTCATAAAGATATAACTCTCAACTAAACATGCATTAAACAAACCATCATAACAAAAGTTTGTAAAATAATTAGAAGGTGCAGTAGAACTTAAAGTAGTAGGTCTACTAACATGCACTATCTCACCATTACTTGTTGATGCAGGTGTAGGTGCAATCATTATATTAGTATTATCTTTATGAGCATAATACTTTGGATTTCCTGTTGAAGCTGATACTGTCCAATAATCTCTTAAGTATTCATCAGTCTTCACTAATATATTTGTTCTCTCGCCATCTGTAATGACATTAAAATTCTTTACAATTCTTGTACCTGTTGGTAAGGTAACGATATTGTTTCCTGCAGAAACTGCTACTGATGTATATGATACTAAACCATAATCATCTAAGTCATCAACCATTCTTTCTTCAGCACGATTAACAATATTAGGTAATTGATTTATAAACTCAACTGCATCATTCTCAGTTGTATTTAAAATTTCTGTAATTAAAGTTGTATAATCTGCCATTTAACATTTCCATCTACGTCTAGCTGCACAAATTCTTTTCTTTGGAGTTTTCTTGCAACTAATGTTATGCATCTTGGCTTGTCCTGCTGAACGTGCACAAAATGATTTTCTTCTCTTTGCTCTTTTTCCTGTAGGTTTTGATTCTGTAACTGCAGTCTTTAACTTAGAACCTGGATTAGCTTTACGATAAGCAGCTACTCCTTTCTTAGTCATACCTGCACCCTTGCTAGTAGATAAAAAATTACCTGACTTAACACTTGTTTTAATTCCCATGCCTTTAGATTTTTTTTTCTTTACAGGCATTTATTTATCCAAAATAAATTGTAGCAAAGACACTTGGAGTTGCACTTACAACAACACCTGTATCACATCTAACACCTTCATCTGCTAGATAAGTATCTAATGAACCACCTGCTGCTATGTTTATTTTAATCCTTGAATCAGTAACTCCTGTTGCTAAACCATTTTTTATTTCAAATGTACCTATTGTATCCTTTGAATTTAAAACATTAAAACCTCTAATTCTTGTAGGAAAAGCAGCTCCAACTGCTGTTGAATCACCTGCTGAAGTTGTTATATGTCTTATTGTAGTTAAATTGGTCATCTATACTTCCTATATAAATATAAAGGGTCTCATAAGAGACCCTATTATATATGTTATTTATTTATTAACTAGCTGCTTGAGAGCCATAAAACCCTCTCCAGTCAGACACACCAAAAGAATATCTTTCTCTTGATTTAAATCTAACATTGCCAGTATCAAAGTCAGGTTCCATCTTAGTTTGTAATGGAACTCTAACAAACATCTTAGTACCATTAGGAACATCAGTTTTAATGAAATAGTCATTTACACTTGTAAATCTTCTATTTACAAAATAACCATCTGGAACTACTCCCATGTTTCTAATTGCATTAATGTCGTTGTTAGCTGTCGCAGTTCTGCCTGGTGATGCTAATATTCTATCAGCAGTAAATTTCAGGTCAGTAGGAATATGCAATGACACAGCTTGTGCACCAACTAGGATATTTCTATCATCTTTGGTTTTGTCAATTGCAATCAAAGCAGCTTCTAATGCAGCTTCTGATAAATCAGCAGCAGCTAGTAAGTTACTTTGTACTCCACCTTCTACGATTGGGTGATTAGCTGAAAAGAAAGCTTGTCCATCACCAATAGCTGTATCACCTGCAGTAAAACCATTAACAAAAATGTTAGCAGCTTTTACTTGCTTAGTGTTTGCCATTGCTCTTGCTAGTGCTCTTGCACGAACTTTTGCGAAAGTATCATAAAGATTATCTTCCATAGCTTCTTCAGTTACTGAGAAAGCTAGTGCAACTGTTTCGTGGTTGTATCTAGCAGTAAAAGATTCTTGTGCTGTATCAAATGAAACAGCAGAGCCTTCAGCTTTAACTGGGGCACTTGCGAATCCTGTAAACAATACTTCTTCTTCAAAACTTCTATCTGAATTTTCAACTTCAAATAAAGGTTTATGTTCTTCATTAACGTCTCCATACTCAAGTCCAAAAACAGCATTCAGACCTGGGAGAAGTTCTTTAGCAATACTTGCTCTATTAATAGCCATATTTTATTTCTCCTATATTAAGCTGTTGCATAACGTTTGGACCAGTGTTGTACAATTTCAACTTCAACTTTAGGGAAAGCTCCCTCTACACCTGAAAGTGAATTGCCTGGTTCGTTAATAACATTAAGAGGTCTTAATGCTTTACTTGCTGTCGCTCTTCCTGCAGCCTTTATACCAAAGCCTGAGATACCTGTTATAGTATTTCCTGCTCCTAGTGTTACTGGGAAGTTTTGCGAATTAATATCACCAATTGTTACTGATGCATCTGCTTGTACCATAAAAGTAGCTGCAGGGTCATCAACAACAAATGCTTTAGGATTACCTACTGCACTTGAAGTAGCAGCAGTATAAAAAGAACTAAAGGTTGGTTGTTTAGTTGTTGGGTCAATGTAGGAACAACCTTGAAAAACACCTACGATATAATCAGTAGTTGTTGCAATTGGTTGAATGAAACCATTGTTCATAGTTACCACATCACCTTTAAACATATTAACAGATAAAGTGTTTGCAATATTATACTCAGATGAACCTGTAGTATTATATCCTGAACCTAACTGTCTTAAAGGCTGTAACCCAAAGAGTCCTTTTGTTTTAGACATATATATTCTCCTTGTTATACATTTATATTAATTATCTTTGGAAGCGAGGCTCCCTTCCTCTTGTTGTAGAGGATTTGCTAGAATTAGTTATAGGCATCTTAGAATCAGAAGCTGCTTGAAGATTCTTCTCTACAGCCTGTTCCTGTGCTTTATGCTTATTCCTATAATATTCAGTCATAGCTTCAACTTTACCTTTTGGCATTTTTGCCAATGCTACGTCACCATTAGAAACTACACCTTTATAACGACCCTCATCTCTTGTAAAAGAAGAGTTTGCTAACTCAGGTACTTCTTCAGGGGAAACGAAAGTCCACCCTACTCTTTGTTGTTTACCAACATTTTTATAATCGTCTTCTCCATCTAAAGATATTCTAATCCATCTTAATGCCATGCCTTGACTATGAAATCTTTCAAGAACATTTTCAGGTATGTCTAATGCACTTTTTTCTTCAAACGAATACGTTTCATTTTTTGAAGTTGCTTCTCTAGTTTCTTCAGTACGTGTTGCTTTTAATTTAGTTAATGCCATGTTATGAACTCCTTCGCATTGTTGATATTGTGGTATATTCTTCATTGGTTTGTTCAACCTTTGCCTTTTCTTTGGCATACCTATCAAGTGGTATATTCCATTTATTAGCTAACCTAACATCTTCTTGGGTTAACTTAATTTTTTTAGAAGCAGGAGTGCGAGATGTTCCTGCAACCACTTGAGAAGGACTTGACGTAGCCTTCTGACGAACTTGTGACTCATCCTTAAACTTTGTTGGAAATGTAGTTCTTATTCTTGAATCTACTTCTTTATAAAAGTCATCATCTGATGGGTCAAAACCTTCTTCTTTTAACTGAGTATCTACAGCTAAAGCTGCTGCAGTCATTACTCTGTCTTTCCCAAACCATTCGTTAGCCTCTGCCCACTCAACTGCCTTAGGGTCATATTGTTGTTGAGGTTGTTGAGGTGCCTGTTGTAAGGGTTGTTGTTTAATTCTATTTTGGTAACTCTCGTAATCTTTCTCAAAACTTACCTTATTATTCTTAACTGTGTTTAAATTTATTTGAGCTTCATTTAATGCTTCTTGTGCTTTTAATAATTGATTCTTATCATCTTTTTCAAAAGCATCTAAATAATTTTGTTTAGCTAAACCTAATTGATTTTCTAAACCTTTTTCTTGAGACTCAATACTTGTTTTAGTTAAATCAAACTGAGAGTCATGAGTTGTTTTTAATCTTTCTTCTAACTCTTTTTGTTTAGTTAAAAGTGATTGAACCTCTTCTTCTCGTTCTTTCTTTTGACGAACTAATTGTCTGATTCTTTTTTCAGCACGTTTACCTTCAATGCCTTCAGTTGCTTTTTCTTCTTCAGACTTTTGTTCAACTGGTTGAGTTTCTTCTTTAGCTTCTACTTCTACTTTTTCTTCAACTGGCTTTTCTTGTTCAACTTCAACTTCTTGTTTAACAACTTCTGCCATTTCTTTAGCTTTAGAATCTACTGAAGGTTTTTCAACCTCAAAATCTACTTTATCTTCTGTATCTTCTTTTTTTGAAGTATCTATTTTACTCCATGTTTCTTGTTCTTTAGACATATTATCTCCATTTGTTACGAACCAAACGATTACGTAAAGTTATAAAGTATTTATAATACTATACAACCCTTTGAGATACAAGAGTTATTTTTTATTTAACATCTTTTCTAATTTTTTAGCTTGTGCTGCATGTAGCTTTGATGCTTTTTTTAATCCAGCAATTATACCTTTAACTGTTCTTTCATTCATTTTTTATTTTTACCATTATATAAATTATCAAATGTTTTATTAACATCCATATAATCATCATGACATTCAGCAGTATGTTTATATTGTGAAGGTATAAAATCTGGAGCACCTTCACCTGCTGACCACATTGCAGGACTTGTAACTCTAACTCTATTATTAGGTAAAGCTACCATTGCACCTTTATATGGTCCTGAAGTTAAATGTAATACATGAGATTGTTTATGTTGTGCAGGGTCATCTGCCACTGCATTCCCTGTAAAGTCTACAGTAAAATAATATTTACCAGTATAAAACTCTCCATTTACTTTACACATCCAGGGACTTGAACTAACTCTGTCCATAACAATCACACTATGATTATGACTTGGACAATCCCAAGGTTGAGCATAGTGTGTTTCCATAGGTGGTGTCCATTCGTCTAAAGGTATATCACCTATTAAACCTGTGATTGGCATTCGTGCCCACATAGCACCACCATGTAAATTTTTTTCTTCAGCTTCACAACCTGTAAATACAACTTGAAAACTTAAACATCTATCAGGCATACAATTAACTGCAATTGCTAGTCCATGTAAATATTCCCCATGATATTTTTGATGACTATGAGTAAACTCCTTCCTTACCCAACACCTAAAAAAAGGTATGTTGGATATTAGTTCACTCATCTAGGACCTGAAATAATTCCACCTGCATTCATCATCTTAACTTTTTTACCACCAGCATATCCCATTTTAACTTTCTTGCCACCAGCATAACCCATTTTAGATTTCTTCATTATAACATTCCTTTCAAGTACATTACTTCTAAAGTTATTAAACCAAAACCAATAATTCCTAACACAATACCTATAATAATATTATGTCGTAACTTTTGCTTTCGTAGTTGTTCTTTAACTGCAGCAGCTTGACGTGCTCTTTCAACAGCAATCTCACTTTGCAATCTATCCCATTGACCTGGAGAACCATAAAGAACAAACAGTTCTCTCATTTCATCACGAAGTCTTTTAGCTTCTTCGTTTCTAAAATGAGCATCAATAGCATTCTGCTCAACACCAGTTAATTTTCCAAACATTCCTGGCTTATGATTAGCAACTACTTGTAAACTAGCTTCAGCTTTTGCCCACTTAGCAACTGCACCACCCATTGAAGTTAAATTTTTACCAACTTTTATAGCAGTAGAAATACTACTACTGGCAGCTTTTAATGCTGCAAAGGCTGTAAATGGGTCTATCATTATGTTTTCCTTCTTGTTTTTTGTTTCCTCCCACTTGCACTAATAGGGTACTTTATGGAAGTTGGTTTAGGTCCAGCATTAGTTTTATTTCTTTTTCTTTTAACTGCAGATGACTTTTGTGAAGCAGTCATTTTATTTGCAACTGCCTTAGGTCTACAGACTGGATATTTTCTTTTTGAAGACTTAGCAGATTTTCTACCACATGGTTTACCTGTAGATATATCTACCCAATCTTCTTTAAACCATTTTTTAAGTCCACCCTTTTTAACCATTCTTTTTTTCTTCTTTTAATTTATATTTATCTGGAACTTTACCATAACCTACAGTTCTATCCCATTGTCTTTGTGTATATTTATTCATCATCTTTTAACTTAGGTCTTTTTTTAAATTTAAGTATACTTGGTTGTTTTCTTTCTAGAAGGAATAATTGCACCACAACCCCTAGCAACTTTACCTTTTGGTTTACCCACTGTTTTACCAGAAGACATTTTTTTTGCAGAACCTTTCCAATCTTTTTTCTTTTTTCCACTAGGGTCTTTAATTTTTCCTGCACAGATTTTAGAAGCATACGCATTTGCATACGCACTTGGATAAACTTTAAATTTACGTTTCGCAGCACTTTTCCCCCTTGCACATAATTTAGTCATTGTTTTTTACTTTTTTATATCCCCAACGATTTTCAGATAAATCCCATAAACCTTTCATAGCTTTAGGAATTTTTATAAAATATGTATTAGAGAACTTTATTATTTTTTTAGTTAATAGCATAGTCTTTCTCCTTTAAAAATATTTATTTATTTTAATTAGATAGATTATAAGTTGTATCTAAATCTTTAGGATTTTGTACTCTCATAATTATTTGGTCATCAAATAATAATATAAGTCTTACTCCTTTATATAAAAGTTTTTGACCTGTGTGTTTACCATAACATACATGGTCACCTATTTTACACCAAGGTCCATTAGGAAATTTATCATCATCTTTATATGCTATATCTCCTATCTTTAATACTCTACCTACTGTTGTTAAATAAGCAATATCACTCTTAACAGATTCAGGTAGCATAATACCACCTTTTGTTTTATCTTTTATTGAAACAGGGCGAACCAGTACATGGTAACCTGGTAACTCTGGTAATATTGTAGGGTCAGGTAATTCATCATTGTTAGTCCATCTATCATTTTTAATTGCTTGTGGCATTTTAATTGTCTGCATCATCATCTCCATTTATCATGTTAGTATATATTGTTTTAATAAGTTCTTTAGATTTTTTTAAACCTACAATAGTACCTACTAATTGTTTATATTGGGCATAATCCTCACAGACTCCATCCCCTAACATTACTTGAATCTGACTTATTTCTTTATCTATTTCATGTCCAATTTCTTTTAGAATATTGTCCATAAATAATTTAACCTTTTACTTTACCACCACCTGCTGGTTGATAAGAATAACCTGGGTCTTGTCTTTTAACTGCTTTCTTTGCTCTAATAGAAAAGTTTTCAGTTGTTAATTTACTTGAGTCTCCAAAAGTATCTGGTCCTGGACCACTTATAATTGGTTTATTATTCATATTAGTTTTCTCCTTTTATTTCTTCTTGAGCTAATTTCCCAAGAGTTTTTATTGTTGTTTCTGCAATTTTAGTTTTTCTATCTTTTTCACTTTCAGTTTGTTTTAAGATATGAGCAGCACCTTCTTTTAATGCTTTAATACCTTGGTCTTCTTCTTTAAGTGCAAGTTCTTGCTGTTTAACAGATAAACTAGCAGCTTCTTGTAATGCTTCAAGACCTAATTTATCTTCTTCTAAATTAAGTCTTTGTTTCTCAAGTTCAACCATTTGTTGTTCTGGGGACTGAGGTACACCCATTGATTGGTTAGCTTGTGAAATTTGTTGGGCAGCTTGTGCCTGAACTTGTTGTAAGGTTGCAGGGTCAGTTGCAACTCCTGATACCATTCCATTTACCATTCCATTCATTTGTTCTTGGTATCTCATAATCATATGTTCTTTTATATTTGATTCAAGAACTGGTCTAACTTTTTGCATAATTGGACTACCACCATTCATAGGGTCAGACATGTATGCAGTCTTAACTGTAATATGTGCCATATGGTCTTGTCCTGGAAAAGCTGCAATAGGTACACCCTTTACTGCATTTTGTATATCTGATACAGGGTCAAGTGCTTGTGGTCGTTGTTGTGGTGGCAATATCATATCTAAGTTAGGCATATTAGCAGCTTCTAAAATAGTTCTATGAAGTGCTTGTATATTGTAGCTTCCTGGGGGTGCTTGACTAGCGAGTTGTAATGCCAACTGTGAAAGCATTAATCTATGTGCACTAGATGGTATGTTTGGGTCGCTGACAGGAATTACGTCAACCTTACCATCAAAGTCCTGTTTAAATATTGTAGGACTTCCACCAGGAACTTCATATGGATATTGGTCAGGTAAGGATTCAAAATTAATCCTTGCCAATATCTTAAACTCTTCTTTCTGAGAGTTATGTATTCTTTTATGTATGGCACTAAAAAATTTACTAGATGCTTCTAGTAATGCCATAGTTGTACCCACTGGTCCATAATTAGTTGAATCACTAATAACTTTTTCAGTAGAGTCTGCAAACTTTTGTCCAGCTCCAGCAATAAAACCTAACATCTGAAATAATGTATTAGAAGGTTCTTTATAAGGTAATGGAACAATGGCTCTGCTTAAATCAATACCAGTAGATTCTACATCTCTAAATTCACCAGGAGCTAATGGTTCATTATCTCCAACTACCTTTACACCTTTAGCTTTAAATCCTGCAGGTAATGTTGCAAACTGACCAGAGTCAACTAAGTTTCTCATGGCTGCAGTTGCAGTCATAGTTAAGTTACCTAAGAAATGTATAAGACCTAAACCATAAAAACCAAAACCAGGTACAAACTTATAATGAGTAAAGAACATCTTCTTTTGTTTCTTTGGGTCATCTTCATTATAGTTTCTTCTTATAGATAAAACTTTTCTTGATTGTTCTTCAACTGTAACAATATAAGGTAAAGCAATTCCTTCTTCATCCCCATAAGGTTCAGGTAAATCTAAATAACAATGTTGCTCTAATAAAGTATATTGAGGGTCAGTATCTTCAGGAATTGATGTACCCATTATCTCATCAACTTTCATTGACATACTTGTAGGGTCAACTGAAGTTGCTTCAGGTAATTCTAAATCTTCATAGACTCCTGCTGCAATATCTTTTGCTAAATCATTTGGATTTCTTAAAATAACATGTGTATATCTATCAGCTTTTCTTAAGTCTGATGCATGATAAGAAACATAGAACTGGTCAACAGGTACAAACTCTGAACAAGGTCTATCTATAGATGCATCATAATAAATCTTTTTAAATGCTGAACCTATAATAGGTAGATGAAATAACATTCTTTCAAACTCATGAAAGTATTCAGGCATAACATCAGTTATTTGATAATTCATAAACTGTTTAACACGTTCTGCTTGTTGCTGTTTATCTGCTGTTTCTACTCCAATTATTTGAGATTTAACTGGACCACCTGGTGGAAATAATTCTTGTGATGCTTTAGATTGAAACTTCACTGCTGACTCTATTAAGAGTGGGTGAACTGCAGTACATGCACCTTCAAATGGTTCTGAAGTTTCTTTTAATTTTAATCCTAGTAAATCAAATCCTCTTTCAAATGTTTGTTCCCATTCTCCTCTTGAAGATTTATCTGCTGTATATTTTTCAATGACTTCACTTGCTATATCATCTAACTCTGCATCCTCTAAGAAAGGTACTAAGTTATCATAATGACCACCTTCCATTTCTTCTTCAGACATCATAGCAGGTTTACCTGTAAGGTCTACTACTGCTGAACCATCATCCATCATCATAACACTTTCAGGATTAGGAGCTACATCTTGTTCTTCTATTTCAATATTGTCCTGTGTAATTTCTTCTATATCAGGAATAGGTTCAAAGGGATTTTTTTCAGTTGCCATATTACTCTTTCACAGTTGTTAATGATTTATATTATACACTTAAAATTTCCAGTATGCAACTCTTTTTTTTCTTTCATAACCTTCATCATAATCAGGGTCATCTGGATGAGTTAAATTCCAAGACTCTTTCATGTAATGTATTGCCATTGTCATTGCATCTACTTGGTCATCATGTCTTCCATTAGGAAACATTATTGCTTCACTAAATAAATCATCACTCCATTCTTTGCCTTTTGGCAACCAGACTCTCCCTGCTTCCATTAATGGGGTTGCTGCATATACTCTTGCAGTCTTATCTCTATCAGGTATATAATCCAAAACAGGCAGACCTGCTCTTCGCATGTCCTGGATTAGTGATTGTCCACTTGCCTTCTTTTCTATAATACATACATCAGGTTTATGATAATCATAGAGTTCTTGTGCTTTCATTCTTAATGTAGGATAATCAAATCTTCCTCGTTCATTTCCTAATAAAATTAAATTAGATACCCATCTTTCAACACCATTAGAATCTGTTTCTAAATCTTCAAAGATTCCCCAAGTTTGTATTACACTAAAGTCAGCAGTTGTCTTTGTTGAGAATGCAGTATCATATGTTTGTATAATATAATTACATTCAGGTGGCTCATCATACTCCCACCATTCAATCCATTTCTTTTTAATAAGACCACCTTCATCAGGCACAGGATTTTGCATATATAATGATTGCCAATAACGTGAACCATTACTTGCTTTTATTTCTTCTTCATCATTCTTTAAAACTTCTTTTGATTTCCATTCAGGAAAGTAAGAAGACCCTACAGGTAACTTTAGTAACTTACTTGTATCTTCATCTACCCAAGCAGGTATTTTTATAACTTCCCATTTGTTTTCTAATTCAACTTGTGATTCTTGTCTTAGTAACCAACCACATAAATCATCTTCATGGTAACGAGTATTAATAATAACTATTGAACCATTAGGCATAATACGAGTTCTTAATCCTGATGGGTACCATTCTTTTACATATCTTCTACCTGTAGCAGAGAATGAATCTTCTTCAGACATTACGTCATCTAAGATTGCTACATGTGCACCACGACCAGCTATCTGACTTCTAACACCTGCAGCATAATAAGTTCCACCTGCATTTGTTTTCCATTTACCTGCTGCTCTTACATCACTTCTTAAGGTTACTTCAGGAAAAACATTATTAAATAAATCAAAGTTAACTAAGTCTCTTACTGACCTACCAAAGTCTGAAGCCAGTTGGTCAGAGTGTGAGACACAAAGTAATTCATGTTGTGGATGTCTTCCTACATACCATGCAGGAAATAACTTAGAACAGATTACTGACTTAGAAGAACGTGGAGGTAAGAAGACCATTAGTCTTTTTATTTCACCACTCTCAACCTTTTGTAATTTCTCAGAGATAACTTGTATATGTTTACCCATTACCCAATCAGGTACAAGAGTAGGAGCAAATAAACCTACAAAATGTAGGAAGCTATCTTTAGATTTTTGTACTGCTCTTTGAAAGTATAACTCTCTAAGTTTAATTAAATTTTCACTTATCACTTTTTTTTATAACTTTCTTCACCCTCTTCGTTACGAACCAATTTAGAAGTCCACATAACAACTGGACTTTTATACTGTTTAGGTTTAATTTGTTTATTATAGTATTTATTGTGGTAGTGATTATATGCCATTTAAAATTCACTGTCTTCCCAATCTTCATCATCTTCTTCAATAATAATTTTAGGTTTAGGTAATAAAGGTTGAACATTATCTACATACCAAGTAGCAGGACAACCTCTACAAAATGTATTCCAAATTGAAACACTAACTATATATATAAGCCAACTAAATATTATACCTATCATTATATAAAATAGATATAAATTAATTTTAGTTATTACCACTTTCAAGTTTAACAACATTTTCGTAATGTTTAATCTCTCTTTCTAATTCTTCAGGAGATTTGTTAGTTACCTCTTGTTTAATTTCTTGTCGTTCAATTAACATACCCATGTGCTTACCAATAAACTCCATTGCTCTATTAGAGTTTGTTAAATCATTTTCTTCCATACCTCTGTCATAAACTTTCATAAACTTCTTTACAACTTCATTAATATTAAGACCTACATCTTTTATTGCATCTTCTCTAATCTGATTACATCTTTCTTCAATCTTATCATTCTTTAAAAGTCTTTTACTTTCTGCACGTGAGTCTGCTTCAGTCCTACAGTCTTTATATCCTGCTGCTTTCCATGCAGTTAAGGTGTCACCTGTTGCAATGTACTCCAAACAAAACTTTTCCTGCATAGGAGACAATCCACTAGGTAAAGTATTCTTTGCAAAAGAATTATATTTCTTCTGTGCTCTTTGGAGCATCTCAACTTTTTGTCCTTCAGGTAATTTCTTAGCTTTTTTCTCAGCCATATTTAGTTTCCTTTCTTCACATCTTCGCATATACTCACGTCTCATCTCAATTAAGTCCCTACCTGCATTAGGTTTCTTACGATATGATGCTAATTCTTTTATAAGGTCACGTAAACCTCTATCATCTAAGTGAGCATATAGAAGATGTTTATCTTTTTTCATAGTTTGTATTATAACATAGTTTAAATTATAAACAAATTAAAAAATAACTTGCCAGAATTAAAAAAGTATGCTATACTTCTACTAAGTTTTCCAGGGTTAAAGGTAACCCCTGAGGAGACATAATAAAAGTATCACTAGAATATGTGATACATAGTCTATATAACTCTATTGCATCTCTCGTGCTCAATATTGTATAGACTATTCTGAAACTCCCCCCATAATTCTTTAGAACTCCCCCCATATATGTAGTAGTTGCTGCTGTTATTGGCTACCACCTATTGTACACCACTAATTGTGTAGTACATTATGGTTTTATTTGGTATTTTTTTGGGGGTACCCTTTTTTATATTATTGCACACCCCCCTGTTTTTTTTCCTCCCCCCTCTTAGTGTCAAAAGTTTGACATAGAACAAAAGTAGAACAGTCAAAACTTTGACAGGGAACAAATGTAGAACATTTATTGCGAATAATTCTTAATTGCACTGCGAATAATTCTTAATTGCAGTAAAATTGCCTAGATTTAGTGGTGTCAAAACTTTGACATGTCATTTATCTGACACTTCTGTCAATTCTTTGACAGTTTATGTCATTTATTTGACAGTTTATGTCAATTCTTTGACAGTCTTAGACTCTCTCTTGAGTCTCTTGAGTCTCTTGAGTCTCTTGATATCAATAAGAAAGAGTAAGATAAGACTCTTTCAATCACAATTTATGTAATAAATTCAATGCTATCTCATTTCCCCAATCCTATAGTAGTATACAAAAATATATATAATAATACTTATGTATTATATATATTTTTGTTATATACTACTTAGTTAACTTAATCGTTGACAACCAAAACAAAAAACTATATATAACTACTACTTACTTCTCTTAGAAGTAGTAGTTGTATATACTACAAACTGGCTACGAAGGATGATGCCACCTGTGCTAAGCATATAGGTGTTAAAGAGCAACTTCGTAGTTATAAACTGGCTACGAAGGATGATGCCACCTGTGCTAAATTCCACAAGTCCTATGGACTTGAGTAAGTGTAAAGCATATAGGTGTTAAAGAGCAACTTCGTAGTTATTTTTAATAACTAATTGAAAGGACTTTTTTATGAATAAAATAAAACTTTTTGACAAGTCACAGAAACTAGCAATGATAGTGCATTTACAAGAGACTATGGAAGTATGCGATTTTTTAATTGAAAAATTAGGATACACGCCTGAAGGTAGTAGCGTTAATGAACTCATTGAAGAATGTAAAGAACTAATTCAAAAATTAATGAAGAAAGGAGTTTGACTATGTCAAAACCAAGTAACATTGTATTGCCAATATCTGGTAACAGGTATATCTCTATTGCTCAAAATAAAAAAGATAATGGCTATGACAAGCAAGGCATAGTCTATGGAGACTATGGAGAAAAAGTTGAGATTGCTGTACTAAATAGCGATTTTATAATTATGAATGAGGCTTTTGACAGTGAAGGTGTCAAAGGTTTTTTAGACACTAAAGATTTGATAAATGAA